CGTTATATGATACTTCAATATCCCCCCCACCTCCAATGTTAACCGTAACACTTGGATTTACAGTATTGTTAACGAAAATTTCAACAGAAGACCCTTGAACATCTACAGTAGTAGAAGAGGCTTTTAGCTGTATTCTTGGAGTGAGAAGTGTAGACTCGATAAGGTCAGAAGAAAGCCCAACTCCTCCACTATCTTTTTTGATTTCTAGTCCCCCACCCGCTTTAAATGTTCCTATGTCAGTAACAGTTAAATTGCTATCAAATTCATAAGTAACACCACCGCCTGTTGACTGAAAGGTTCCAGATGCAATATCTGAAGCGTCAAGGTCAAGGTCTTGTGAAACTGCATTTAGATCCGTGGCTTGAAGTCCACCACCCGTATTTGCAAGAAATTGGCCGCTTGTTATTTCTTCGGACTTCAAGTCTCCACCATCTCGAATAAGAACAGAGTTTGTCCCAATTTGAAACCCGGATAAATCGCTTCCTCCTTCACGAAGAATGAGGCTGTTTTGGTCCACAGAAACGTCTTGAAGCTCGTTTGAAGAATCTGTAGCGAGAACCGTATTTGCCCCGAAAGTAAGAGAACCCAAGTCAGAATTGTTTCTTACCAAAAGAGAGTTTGAAGGAACGGTAAACGAGTCTAAATCCGATCCAGTTCTAGCCAAAATTGAGTTTTGGTCAACTTCAATAGAGTCAAAATCTCTTGAATCCCCCGACCCGGAACTGTTATTTAAAAGAACTTCATTTTGGTTTCCATCAAGGGCAACTCCCGCTTTTACAACACCTGAAATGAAAGACCCCGGATTTAAGTTTGAAAAAGTAGATCCAAAAGCAATTGTTTCATCTGACTCGATATTGAATATAACACCCGCACCACCTCCAGCTCCACTTGCCAAAATGTTTAAGTCGATTACGTTTTGCGAAGGATCTCCTTGGTCGTCAACAAAATCAACGCCCGGAAGAAACGCCCCGTTCATAATCACAACATACGCATTTGACGGGACCTCAATTTGCCCACTCGCGGTGTACGTCCCCTGTTGGAATGTAATTTGCGTTTGACCTCCAAGAGACGTTTCGTCAATAAATGTTTGAATGTCAGACAAAGAAGCGTTTACCCCAAGTGGAGATTGAATCGTTTGACTTACAGAACGGACCTCTGTATTGGGCTGAACACTTGATATCTGCGGTACAATTGCCATTATGTTTTCTTATTCAATATGAATTGCTAAAAGCGTGTAACATATTTTCGTCTCTATCCGGTAAACTCTATGGTTCCACCGCCAGCATTTGAATCTATAGGAGCTGAAAATGAAAAGCTCGTTATTTCATTGTATATGGGCTGTTCATTTTCCGGGATTCCAGTTTGAAATGTACTGCTAATACTTTCTCCCGAAGATGAAATTGAACCAGTAACGGTATTTAAAGGTGGTGCGGGGAACGAGTTTGGATTTGTATTATTTACAATAGCGGTTACAGTTATGTTATCAAGAGGGCTTGATTCTACCAAATCTTCAAAATTAAAAGACACAGAAACATTAACGGTTATTTCCACGTCTTTAAATCCAGTGCCTCCCCCAAGTCCACCATTACCTCCGGGATTAAGTTCGATTAAATTGGAATTTGCGCCCATTCCTATATTCGCAAACAAAATCTCTTTTGACACTTCAATCGGGGAAGAACTCTTAACGCCATATTCATCGCTATATTCTACAACAAGGTCGTCTCTAGACATTTCCCCTTCTCTTGGTTTTAACCTAAAGAAGTAGCTAGCAACAGAGATTGGAGATCCAAATCCTGAAGCAGTATGGTCTAAGCTATTTGTGTCCCAATCAAAATTATTATCAACTGTCACAAACCCATTCCCAAATTTCATGTTTTCAACCGCCTGTTTGCCGAAGGAAAGCGTTTGAGTCGTTCTTCCGTTAATGGGTTCTACAAATGATCCGTTATTTCCCGTTATACTAACATTTCCAACGGTTCCATCAATTTCTGGAACTGCGGCGATATAGTCCGGCCCGGACATGGTTATTGAAGAGTCAGACATGTCGTAGTCTTCAAAGGTTCTTGTCGTTGGGGTGGACGTTAAACCTTCAAGCTCGACAGCTAGGTCTTCTCTAAATTCAATATTTGTTTGAGAGGGGTTGAACCCATATGCATATTCTAAAAGTGTATCTAAGCTTAAATCTTCACCGTTTGCCATTTCAACGCTATATTCTATTTTTTAATTTGTTTTTCAAATTTTGAATCTCTTCTCTTTGAGACTTAACTTCTTCGATAAGAACAGGGATAAGCGCATTGTAAGATACTCCCTTCTCCCCGTTTGGTCGCTCAACAACCGCATCCGGCATAACCTTTTCGACCTCTTGTGCTACAACTCCATAGTCATAACCGCTTTTCGAAAGGGTTTGGCTCTCGTCTTTCCATTTGAAGTGATACCCGGATATTTGAGATAGAATGTCTGTAGAGTTGTCAATTCGAGTGATATCTTCCTTCATTCGAATATCCGATGAAGGGTTTGCAATGATGTTTCCGGTAACTTTCAAGTCGTAAGCAGTAGATCCAATTTCCCCCACAATAACTTCGTTGGCCCCGGAATCAAACGTTGTCATGATTTCAGTTCCATCCTTTATCTCCACAGAATTCCCGGAATCGGGAAGAATCTGCGACGTTGAAAGCTGATTTCCAACGGTCGCGTTTGTTACGGAAATATCGTTTTCTAAAGAAACAGTATAGTCGCCTCCAGATTGTGAAACATTAATGTCGCTACCTTCCGAAACGGTTACTTGATCCGGAATGTTAAGGGCAGATTCATTTACTTCTAAGTCTGACCCGTTCCAGTCAATTGTGGAAGAACCGTCTGCCAAGTCTGTTCCAACATCCCCGATATCCACTTCAAGCGTTCCACCGTTAAACTCAAGACCAAAACCTTGATCTACAGATATGGTTGTGGGGTTGGACCCGGAAAAAGAAATACCGTCCCCTGCTGATCCAGAAAATCCACTACTTACAGTTCCAGCAATCGCTTCAATAGCTTGGCGAAATTCAGAACCTACATGATTGTTTGGGTTCCCGGTATAATTTGGAATTTCAAAAGTTTCGGATCTCGTTTCGTTGTTAACAAGAATTGAACCGTCAATGTTAACTTCAAACATGCTTTCAGGCGCACGCGACCCGGTAAGAACTTCGTAGAGCCGAAACACGTGGTTTGCTTCAATTGTCTTTCCGGTCTGTACTTCCGATAAGTTAAGTCCAAAAGGCATATGAATTTTTGGTTAAAGTGACTGTTTATATATAGGTTACTTTGCTCTTTTCGCTTCCCGAAGACCGGATCTCCATAAGGTCGTCAACCATATCCCTCATCATATCCACGTGAGAAATCACAACCGCAAATTGAAATTGAGTCTTCAAGTAGTCAAAAAGAAGTCCCATGTTGTTTAGGTTCGTCCGGTCTGCCGACGAAAAGCCCTCGTCAATTGCAAGAAAGTTTGGGCTTGGAAGGTTTGCAATATTGATAAGAGCAATCCGAATGGCAAGGCTTGAAATGAACCTTTCGAAATTTGAAGCGATCTCTAACGGCCACGTGTCTTCTTCGTTATAGCTGATGAATGCGTCTACGTTTTTTCCGTCAAGCTCCATTGAAACGGTAAATTCGACCATGCTTGAAAGAATAGAGTTCACCTCGCTTTCAATCGTTGGCATAGCTCGACCGATAAGCTCGTACGGAACGCCGTCTCTTTTTGTGGCTTCAAGATAGTATTCGTAGGCGCGGTTTTCTTTCTTTAGCTTCCGGTATTTCTTTAACTTCCGGGTCGCTTCTTTTTTGTCTCTCTCTGCCACCTTCATATCGGAGTGCTTTTCACGAGCCTCTTTTGAAACTTTCTTTTTTTCTTGCTCAAGATTGGAAATTTCCTCCTTTACTGGATCGATTTTTGTTCGGATCTTCCGGTTATGTTTTAAGTCTTCTTTCTTCTTTTCATACTCTTCAATCCGGGACTGGACAGTTGAAAGCTCACCCTTCACTTTTGACAGTTTTACCTCTTTTTCGTTGGCTTTTGATTTGAATTTTTCTACTTTACCCCCAATAGACTCGATTTTATCTTGAATCTCTTTTACCCGCTCGAAGTTTTCTTTGGGGCTTTCGTCTTCTACCTCTTGTTTAAGCGTTTTCGATTCGGACATGACGGTTTGGAATTCCGATTCGACCGACCGAAGGTCTTCTTGGTATTCTTCAAGCTTCTTTGCATCCTTTTCGTTCCTCCGGACGCAATACTTACAGTCCGGGTCAAACTCCGAATGAGACTTAATGTGCTCGATAGAGTCTTTAAGCTGCCTTCTTCTTTCTTTTAGGTTTTTGGCACGAGACTTGTTGCTGGATAGCTTCTCTTTTTTGTCTTTCCACTTTTCGTAGCGGTTTTTGACCTCTTCTACGTCAAAAGAGTTTTCAAGAAGCTCTTTATACCCTTCAAGCGGCTGTTGGAGTTCCCTCTTTTTGATGTGAAAATACTTAACGTCTTCGGCCACAGATTCTTTTTTGTCTTCGAGTCGGGATTTCTTTTCTTTAAGGGAAGAAATGTCCACATCTTCGACCGAAACGTCTTTTAACTTCTGGTTTAAGGAAACCAGCTTTTCGTTTTTAGCCTCGATCTTTTCTTCAAGGGCCTCTTCTTTGCTTGAAAGCTTTTCGTAGGCGTTTAGAGCCGCTTCATGGCGCTTCTCTGCCGAAGATATGTCTTGGGATAGGCTATCCCCTTCGTACTCTTTAAGAAGCGTTGTGGCCTCTCTACGACGGTCTTTGGCCTTACTATGGAGCTTGTCAAACACGTCAATTCCGATGAACCTCGAAAGCATGTCCTTCCGCTCCGCTTGGGTCTTTTCCACAAACACCGTTCCGTCTGTCTGTGTAGAAAGAGCCGTTGTAATAAATTCTTCGTATTCCCCGATATATTCCCGGATGTTCTTGTTCGTTTTTCTTCTTCTCTCTCCGTTCAAAGACGTTGTATTACCCCCATCTTCTTTCACGTAGAAGTTTACGTCAACAGGAACACGGCCTTGGTGCCCCTTCTTTTCTCCGCTTCTTTCAATTACGTACTCTTTCCCATTGATTTCAAGAACGGCTTTAGAGGAAAACCAGTCGGAGTCGTTGTTTAAGACCTTCTTTGATTTCCTTGTTCTAGAACACCTGTCAAACAGGCAGTAGCTAATCGCGTCAAGAATTGAAGACTTCCCGCTTGCGTTATCTGCAAAGATTCCGATGATCCCGTCTGCTTGGGTAAAGTCAATTGTGTTGCCCTCCCCATAAGAGAACATATTCGAAAATTCAAACCGCTTTAACTTCCAATTCAAGCTTCGGTTTTCCCACTTTTTGACCTCTGAATTTAAGTCTCTATTAATTGAACGGATATTTTGAAGAATCTCTTCGCTTACGTTTTGAGATTCAGTTAAGTAGCTTTCAATAAGTTCGTTTTGGCGCTCTACGTCTTGAACGTTTCCGATTTCAAGGGAAGAGTCTCCGCTTTCGTTTTCTAAACTCGAAGAAATCCCGGACCTATTCACGGAAACCTCCTGCACGTCATACATTTTGCGAAGGTCTGCAACGATCCGTTTCGTTTCTACCGGGTCTGTGTTTTGCACCCGAAGCCGAAGCCTTGGCTTTTTTGGAACGTCTTCTGGAACCGGATACGCGCCGTTTTCTACATCTAAGGTGTAGAACCCATATTCGTTTTCAACCGGAATAAACTCTACGTCTTCGCTTTCAACCGCCCACAAATTTGTTCCGTGACCGGAAACAGGCTCCCCGTGGTTCTGTTGAATCAAGCTACCGGAGTACAAGACCTTTTCGTTTGAGTCCAAGAATTGTCGTTTATGAATGTCTCCCAGAAGAGCCATGTCGTATCCTTCAAACATCCCGACGTTTACCTCTTCAGAACTTAACGTCCATCCGGTATCTGTCGTTGCGCCATTTACAACCCCGTGATAAAGCGCAACTTTCGGTTTCAAGTCCGGAATAGAGTCTGCCTTTGGGTAGTTTTTTGGCTTGTCAAGTTGGCTCATGTGAGCAAAAGCCACACCACCTACCTCAAACGTTTCTGTCTCTCTACTGTAGTAGATCCGGGACGTATCAATGTTTTTAACAATCGGAGTGAGACTGTCCATCCGGTCGTGGTTAACTAAATTTTCGTCATGGTTTCCCGGAATCAAAACCGTTGGGGCAACAGAAGAAAGACGCCTCAAAAAGTTCGACGCCACATCCACAAGCTCGGGCGTAAGATCCGTTTTGGCGTGAACCACGTCCCCTAAAACGGCAACAATGGTTCCTTCGGTTTTTCTTTTTTCAATTTCTTCATACAGATTTTCAAAAACCTTTTTGTACTCGTCGTGCCTTTTTAGCGTCCGGATGTGAACGTCTGCGATTTGAAATATCTCTGTTACGTTTTCGATTCCAATGTCAACCTTTTTCATACTGGCAAGAAATTTGTGGTGAATGTGTTCAACCCATAGATACAGTTTCAGGCGTGAAGCTAAAGTGAAACCTTGTGTTTGATAAGTTCTTCAAACCCAAGAGTGGGTTCGTTTTTCATCCGTTTCCAACTTCCGGAAAACCCAAGGTCTGCCGGGTCTTCATCTTCAAGTCGAACAAGCCGAACGTCTTGGCCTTGGTTCATAAGCTTCTCGGAGATTTCAACTCCCGCCTCAAATGCGTCCCCGTCAAGCATCAAATTGATGTGTGGTGGGTTGGTAAGCAAAATCTTGTTGAAGAGTCTAGAGTGAATCTTTTTGCTCATAAGGCAGGTAGCGTTTCGCCTACACGCCATAGCGTCAAATACCCCCTCCACGATTGTAAGCGGCTCTGACCAATCGATAAGGCTATCAAATATAATGACGTTTCTTGACGTTTTCGGGTTAAGATACTTCAAAGACGAACTTCCAAAAAAGTCCCTTCCGGTGAAATAGTTTAAGTCCCCGTCTTCGTCGTAACTTGGAATGATGATTCGGTGTTGATACTTTCCCTCTTTGCACCATCCAATTTTGTATTTAATCATATCTCCACGAGTGATTCCGCGCCTTTGGAGATAGTTGTACGCATAGTTCCATTCGTAGCCGGGGTGCTCTTTCCACATCGGCTTATATTCTTCTGGAAGGGAGAGAACGTCAACGCTAGAAGAGGGTTTGTCCTTCTTCCCCCCATAGGAAGGCCGATCCAAAGCCTCTGAAAGCTTCTTGAAAAGATGTGACGGGGCATTTAGTTTCTTTAAAAGAGTAAACAGACTCTTCCCACTTTCTTTACATACCCAACACTTATAGAACCCAAACTCTTGTTTTGACGGGTCTAAGTTCACCGAAAGCTTCTTTTTGTGGTGCCCACAGAACTTGCAGTGAAACAGGTGTTCTCCTTTGTTTACCTCCCGGTAATCGTTTCCTAAAACGGTTGTGAGAACGTCTAAAACCTTTTTCTTTTTGTTCATAGTGTTACCTGTATAACTTGTTAATTCGTTTTTAGATGGAAATAGAAGAGCCTCTACCCACGTCTGCTTATAGGTAGAGGCTCTTTGTTTGCCGTATGTTAAGAAGGCTTCAAGCTTTATTGAAGATTGTGTTCAACGTAACTGCTTGCCAATACGATGCTATCAGCGGCGTCGTCTGTGCCCGGACGCGGGTTTCCAGACCGGGTAAGTTCCCACTCAATATTGTACCTATTGGAAGCTTCTTCGATAACCCAACCTTTTGAGTCTTTGTACGTAGACCACGGGCTATTGTAAGAAGACGGTACCCTTCCACGATCTAGAAAACTTCTCTTTTTGGCCGTGGATGGATGAACCTTCATGACAGCATCTTTTCCAAGACGCTTGACAAGCTCGTATTCGATGATTGCGTTAAATTGAAGCAAAACCGAAATCGACGTTGTTGTTGTCATTCCACCATAGTTTTTCAAGGCGTCTTCTAAAACAACCACGTCTGCGTCTTTAATTTCCGGCCATACGTGCTTGTCAAACTGTTCGACCAAATCTATAAGGTCGTAGTCGCTGTCTTTTTTGAATTTGTGCCAGTCGTAAGAAATAAGTTCTCCGTCCCCAGACATTAAAGCAAATCCGGCGACGGTTGTTGATAGGTCAAGTCCTGCAACTGTTTTCATATTAACATAACTTTAAAGGTGAATTCAACAATAGATATGAACTATGTGTCAAACCGAACAACAATCGTGAACGGACTGTTTTTTGGCTTTTGCACAGGTTGAGACAGTTTCCCAACCGCAATCAAATTCAAAAAGTCGTCATAAAGCCCAACAGTTGTGATAAAAGGTTGGAAGTCCTCGCTTTCAAAATAATCAATGAACCCGCCTTCTCCATCTCGAACTGACGGGTTGCTTACCCCGTTGAATTCGTGTTGCTCGATTACGCACCGGACTTCGTGCTCGTAAAGGTCAACGGTGTTGTCAAACTCAAAAGTAAATTCTTTGAAGCTTTGAAAGTCAAACTGGTCTGCCGAAAAATCAGCGTAGTGTGGAAAGAACGTATAAACATCTGACTCGTTTGTGTTTGCTGTCCTTCGGGTGAACACAATTGTTCCGTTTGCGTAAAAGACGTTTCCAACTTGAACGCCGTTTTCGGCAAACAGATTTCCGTTCCCGTCGTCTACAACTACGAAGTTTCCTTCAAGAAGGCTCGTCGAACCGGGGCCTCCTTCAAACGTAAACTTGACAGACCCCGGAACGATTTTTCTTCCATACTCGTTTGGAGAAACTTTCACGACCCAAATCCGGTCTTGGCCTTCACCAAACGTTGAAAGGTCCACTTCCGAATAGTTTTCGATCCCGTGTTTATCGTACGGGTCTTTTTGTTTGTAATAGAAATGGTTGATCAGGTCAAAAACGTGCTTTTTGTACGTCCCGTTTGGATTTATATTTGACGGGTTTTCATAATAGGACTGAAGGGTTGGTCTTTGCGCTCGAACCCCCTCAACAAAGTCAATTTCCGGAGAAAGCTCCGGTGTGGAGCGATTAAAATCGACCGTAATCGTTTTACTTACCGTGTAAGGGGTTACGCTATAGTCGTCCGGTCTTAGGTTCTTAAAAGCCATTATAAACGTTTGTGAAGCTTTTTATGAGTGAAATGGATTATATCAACTCTTTTTACAACTATCTTACAACATCATTGCCAAGAGAATCCACTTAATCATGAAGAGAACTAATCAATAATCGAGCTTTATCTTTATAAGCTGCTCGGATTGAAAGTCTTTTTGAACTGGATTTGAAAGCTTTGCGGTTGCAACCAAGTTGTTATCGTCGTCGTAAAGACCAACGGTCGTAATAAACGTCTTTGGGTCCCCTTCGAACTCTTCAATTGCCAAGGTCCCGTCTTCATTTGTGAACGTCGGGTTATTCGAGAAGTTAAAGTCTGTGTTTCGGACCCGGACAAAGTAGTTTGTGGAAACAATTTCCTCGGCAGACCTTCCGACAAAGTATCCCCCGTTTTTCATGACGTTAAACAGCTTCTCTTGGTTTTTATAGTTATCGTCTTTATCCGTCTCCGGTCGAATACTGTCAACAATAACGTCTATTAATTGAAGATCAGAAGGGCTAGCTCCGCTAACGTCGCTCGGTCCCGTAATGATGTTGTAATTTGTGGAGTCGTCGCTAAATGTGACAAGATTTGTAAAGCCTTCATATTGGCCTGTAGACGAGTTAAAGTTTCTGTCCGGGCCTTGCCCTCCAAACACAGCCGCGTGGCGTTGAAGCATGTTCGGGTCAAGCACGATGATTCCAAGGTCCGGGTAAAACTCCCCATACGGCTTTGCGGGAAGATACTCAGAAAGTTCGGCGTAGTCTTCTGGTTGGATTACATCTGGATTCGAAGTTACAGGATTATCCAGATTCAAAGATCCTTGATAGACTTCGTATCTGTTCCCAATGTTCCCGGCATTTAGCTGTTGGTTGTTGAAGTCTGTGTCTGCGGTTTCGTCAACAAGGGTAAGAACAGAATACTCCGAATTGTTTGCAAAGTCTGGATACGTTCCATTTTGTTCTGGCCCGTCAAATCCAGAGGGGGTCCCGGCAGAAAAAAGAAGTCGAAGTTCCCAATTTCCCGGATCAACTTTTTGTTTATACTGTGCTCTTGCTATGTTAATAACGTAAAGGTCTTCACTTTTTGTGAAATCAACCTTTCCGGGTCCTCCATTGTCAATCTCCCCGCCTTCTGAATCAAAAAAGCTATCCCTTGTTTCATTTACGTCAAACAAAACGTTTTTGTGTTGTGCGTATACGCCTGCAGTAGATTCTAAGGCTTCAACGTTTCCAGTGTCAATTTCTTCGCTTCCACCGCCGTCTTCGTTTCCGTATGCTACGGCAAACTGGATTCGCGCTGCTTCAAGGTCAATGTTCGGGTCTTTATCGTAAACTTCAAAGAAGTATTTTCCGTTTTCGGAATCTTTTTGGCCTTGAAGCGTAAACATCGAGTCATAACCAAGACGACCGACACCCTCGGACCAAAGACCTTGAGTTACGATTTGCCTTCGATTCCGAACAATGTCGTTCCGGTCAAATCGCTGGAAGAAACTCGTTACGCTTTCTTCAACGTCAAGTGTAGAACGGCGAACAAAGTCGTCTTCACCGTTTTCTGAATTTAGAAGCGCAACGATTTCTTCCTCGGTCAGATCCTCTTCATTTTGAATCTGTTGTAAAAGTTGCGCCCTCAAATCTTCTGACAGAGCCATTTTACGTGTTTTTATCTATTGATGTGTGCTTATAACTTAATTTAAGTAGTATGTTTTAACGAATGTTTGCTTTACTCGTCCGGGCCTTCAACGGTGACTTCAACTGTAGCGGAGCCACCTGTTTCATTTCCAATAATCGTAATCGTTGTAGAGCGAGATCGTCCCGGCCTAACTGTTTGTGCGGTAATCAAAAACTTCCGGCCAACAGCCGTTTGAGTTCGAAGGTCGTCGTTATCGGAAAGAAAGTTTGGAACTGTTCCGGTGTTTGTGGACACTTGACCTCCTGCAGCTACTCCAATTGTCACAACGCTGTTATCTTGAACAACAGCCGTGTATCCAAGCGTGTCGTTCGAGCCGTTTCTCGTGAACGGAACAATTTCGTCTTGTTGTCCCGGTTGCAAAGTAGAGCTTTCACTTGGAACCGAAACAATTGGAACGCGAACGGTGCCTCTAGGAAGTGTAATAAGTTTGTACCGAAGCGATTGGCTTTCCTCGGTGAACGCTTCAAACATCGGAATGTTTGAAATAACGTTTCCGGAAAATTCGCTTCCTGCAGGGTGTGAACTTTCCCACAAGCTATAGTCTACTTCGTCGTCTGAAAGCGCAAACTTTGTAATTCCAAGGCTTTCCCCATTGGCAAGCTTTTCTCTTCCTCTGGAAGTTAAAACCGCCTCTACAGTTACCTCTTCTGAATTTAAGTATCCCATATTTTATTAAGTTTAAAGTGCTTTAAGTAATTTCTTCTTCATTTAATATATAGTGAACCGAAATCTATTCAACGTCAAGAACCGGACCTTCACCACTTTCTCTATCGCTCGGTGAAACAATAAGCCTGTCACTTGTCGTCTCGGTAACTTCAACCGCTGGCCCGTCAACATCGGTATTCCACTTGACGCCTTCATATTTCATTCTTTTCGTAGACGTTCGGAACTCTCGGTTGAATATGTAGTGTCTATAAAGTTTATACGGGCGAACCGGAGGCTGAATTTCCCCAAACGGAGTTTGAACAAGATTTTGCTGGTTTACGGTGCTGTAAATAGCCGATCCGTACGTGGATCTCTGGTCCCCGTAAGCAAACCCAAATCCAAACACTTGAAAATAATTCAAATGTGAATACTCGAACGGATTTGTAATCGGGTTGATAAATTGAATTGTCTGTTTGAACGGGACTCTACGGAATCTCTTTAAAGACTTCCAGTTTCTGTATCCCGGAAGGTCTGCGATAACGTCGTCAAAACCGTCGATGATTAAGTTAAAAAGGCTGTATGAAGTTTCAAAACTTGGGATTTCGCTATTTGGAAATATTTCAACTGTTGTTGAGTCTACGGTCGAGTACGTCCCGAATAAACTTCCATTTCTAAGAACGTCTCCGTTATTTTCAATTCGAAGCGTTACGTTGTCTTCTGGTGGAATCTCCCAAAATTCGTCTTCGGTATAAAGGCTTTCATCTTGTCTAGTTCTCCCCTTTGTCGAGTCAAGAAGCGTTCCGGCAAATCGGTAGTCTCTTTGAGATTTCTTTAAAACTCGACCGCTTGTTCCTTTTGTGTAGGTCGGGTAAAACCCTGTGGCCTCGATTTCTTCGACCACGTTTGCAAACGTTTCTTCTGTTAAGTAGTTAGAATCCGGAAGAGCAACGTCGTCTGTAACGTTTATGTCTGTTTCTTTTTGAAGGTCTTCTTTTTCAATGCCTGTGTTCTTTGCCCGATATCTTTCTAAAAAGTGTGGTTCGAGAAGTGAGCCGTATGTTAAGCTGCTTCTAGCGGGAATGATGTTTTGAAGCTGCTTAAAGAACGCTCGGTTAAACTGGTCAATGTAACGAAAATACGTGTTCCAGTCAATATCGTCCGGGTACTTCTCCCAATATTTTTTGTTTAGAGATTCAAGTTCTTTGTATCTTTCGCGCCGAAGATTTTCCGGGTCTGCAAGAAGATCGTTTAGATCGTCGTATCCAACCAAAGCGTTTATGTCTCTGTTGACCGCTTCATTTGGAGAGAAGTAGACTCCAATCTTGTTGCTGTCCTTTCTGTTTAGGTCAAACTCTCCACGCTCTCTTTTCTCTGTTGGGCTAAGAGATCCAAGAAGGTTAGACTCTTCGATTCGAACCTTCGTTGAAGAGTTTGATAGGCTCCCAATCTTTAAAGGCGTTACGTAGTTTAACCTGTTGTAGTTAACGAAGTCTTCACTTATGTCAATGTAGCCGTTTTCGGTGATTGTTCCAAGGTACGGGTTCGTTTGATTTGGGCTTTCATTTTGAAGATCGTTTTCAGAAAAGTCTAAGTTCACGTAAAGAAAGCGGTTTAAACCAACGCTAAGGTCTTTTCTTTCCGGCCCAAGAATAGACTCTTTGTTATCGTAGTCGTACTTGTATGGGGCCAACACGTGCTCTTTGAACTTCGATTCGTTCAACTGCCGCCTCCATATCTTCACGTTATCTACCTCTCCACGGAAAGACTCTCCAACAAAAAGCACGTCTCCGGAAGAAAGGTCAAAACTTGGGTCAAACGTAAAGTCTTCGAAGTACCAAGTTACGCCCTCGGAAGCTGTTTTCGGGTCGTCAAACTCGTATGGCCCAAGTTCCCCAACCTTTCCAAGTCTTAAAGAAATAAAGTCTTCATCCGGGTTGTAATTAACGTTTAGAGAGTTGAAGTTTCCATCAAAAATGGGAACCTTGTCTACCCCTGTCCCCACAGAAAGAGTATCCCCACCAATGTTCATCTCGACGTAGCCAAACTCTTCTTTAACAGCCGGGGATGAAAACTTCTTTAAGTCTACGGTAAGAACGTCTCCACCTCCAGATTCAAGACGCAAAATTCGAAGATCCGAAGACCCTTTGTACTCTGTCCGGAAGCGAGCCTCGATGCTTTGAACTTTGTCGTCGGGGAACGTCCAATCGATTTCTACGTTTTGACTCCCCATAAATTCCAAAGCCGAAGTTTCGTCTTCGTACTCGAAAAACCCCGGATCTGCCTCGGAACTTCCACCCCCATACTCTCGGATTGTAAGGCCGATCTTTGGAACCCCATACATCGAAAGAAGAGCTTGAACAGACCTCCGTGTTCCCTTTGTTTTTCCAATGTACGGAACGTTATTTAGAACGCGCCTCCAAATTTGTTTTTGAACGTCTTCTGCCTCGTTTTCTCCACCAAGAAGAACTTTTTGAAGGTCTTGTTCGCTAAATCCGTTGTAAACTTCAAACCCGAAGCTGTTTGTGATAAACTGCGTCAAGTCTTTAGAAAGACTTTCTACTTCATCTATGTCTTCGGAACGGTCTTTGATGTACTGGACATGTTTGATGTATGTGTAGATAATATCAAAGTAGTGGCCGATCATTGAAATGAAAAGCTCAAAGTTTTCATTTCTCTGGTCGGTCTTGATGTACTCCGGAAGGTTTGTTTGAAGGCTTGAATCGTTATTTCTGTCGTATAGGTCAGCCTCTTTTTTATACTCTTCAAGGAAGTTTTGAACGGCTGTGTCACTTGTTGGAAGAAGGTCCCCATTTCCATCCCGGATCTCTTCAGACTCGAAAAGAAACGTTTCAAATCCGTCTAAGCCTTCAATAAGTGTTGATTTTCGGTCTTGAAGCCGTTGAAGTTTGTTTTGCTCGATAGGGTTGCTTGGGTTGGCTACAGACCCGGAAAAAACCAAAATTTCATCTATGTCTTGGTTGATGCTTTCGATAAGTCCAAGCTTGTACTCGAAATTTAAGACCCGTTCTTTCGCGCTTGAAAACTTTACGAAGTTTTCAAATTCAGAATAATCTACATTTAGGTCAACCGAATCTTCATTTTCAAAGATTTGCTCGATGGTTTCTCCACTTGTTTCTTCTTGGCTGTCAAGAAGCGATTCCCACGTTTGAACGCCTGTGTCTCTTAGGTCTGTCCCGTCTACATCCACAGAAAAGTCCGGTCCCCGAAGAACGGTTTTCGGCTCTTCTTCTCTTTTTTGCACAAAACGCACGCGATCTATGTACGCCGGGAAGACTTCTTCGTTTACCCAACACTCGCCTCCAGCTTCCACGTCTGGTGGAATTGTTTCATACGTCTTCAAAACAACAGAGTTTGGGTACTCTGGAAACGTTTGCCGATCAATCGTCCAGTTTACGACATGGAAAGCCGTGTCGTTTCCAAAATTAAGCACATAGCGGAATTCTTTTCCGCTTGCGGGTTGGTTAAAGAAAGAGACGAAAGTTTCTTGAAACGGAATATCATACGCCTCAGAGCCAATAAGTTTCGGGCGAACCCGAATCTCTTGCCTTGTTTGTGATATCTCGTCAACAACAAGTTTCATTCCAACCTCTGACCCCAAATTTTTGCGAAGAAGCTGCCTCCTTCTCGGTCCCCGGATGTTCGAGAAGTCTTGGGGAAGGCTCGGATAAAAGACCTTTCTTAGAAACTCATACTTCAAAATATAGCTTGTTTCATTGAGAAGATCAAGACCGTCTAAATGCCTGTACGTCGGAAGAAGAAGTTTTCCTTCTTCGTCAATCTTAAACGAGTCTGTGTTTTTCCAGTCTACAAGTTGTCTGTCTTGGTTAAACACAGAAATTTCAAGAAAGTCAGACGTTGTATCCCCGAAAAACGCAGTTTCTTTCCCGCGCCCGAACTTTTTTAAGTCCCGTTGAGATACAATTCTCCCTTTAAACGGTTCAAATGGGTTTTGATCTACCTGCGAAATGTTTTCTATATTTTGAAGCATCTGTTAAGAAATTTCTCGCGTCTGAATTTCTTCGTTAGACTCTTCGGAAAGCTCGGTAATTTCGGTGTTAACGGTTTTTCGAAGTTCTTCGTAATCATATGTTTGGCGAAGAAGGTCTACTTGAAGTCTTTCGCTTGGGGCTTGCTCTCCGTCATACTTGATCTCCCCCTTTGGATTACGCTCGTATTCCGATATTGGAGTGTTTTCGGTTTGAATAATTACGTCTTCAAGCCGGGGATCATCTGTTGGAACTGCCATCGATTGTTACCGTTGTTGTTTTGTCTTCTTGCTCAATTTTTGGACCGTTAAAAACTCTGTTAAAATACCGTTTATAAATCCGATTTCTTCTAGGTTCTGCCCGGTACTTCACGCCTCTCATGCCTGAACTTTGAAGGAAGTCCCGAATGATTTTCATATTTGTGCGAATGATCTTCATCGGGTTCCCTTCACCTGTAAGGTCGTTAAAGCCCCCTTCTTCGGTTTTGAAGCTCCAGTCTACGTATCCCCCGCCTACGTCTTTAAATATCGTTTCATAGCTATTCTCGCCGCTCTCAAAGCCGAACACAATCGGCCACCTTGCCCGAACTTTACTGTATGGGTAGGTGTCTTTTAAAGCGGCTTCAGCTAGAAGGTCGTTGAAGCGTATCATCGTGAAGAGACTTTGAATCTATTTGTGTTAGGGCTAAAGTCTACCGTTCGCCCATCGATGTGTTCAAACTGAAACTCGATAGAATAAAACCGCTCGGGCTGTACGTTTTTTAAGTCCACGTCAAAAAAGTACCCGTCTTCACCGAAGCTACATTTTGACTGCTCGCTAAACGGAATAACCCTTCTTCCATTTCGAAGGTCTTTGATCTGGTATTTTAAGTCCCCGTTTTCGATTCTTACCGGATCTTTGTCTCTTTGAAATTCTTCGACAAATTGCTGCTTGATATACTTTTCTTTAACACTTAAACGAAACCTTTTAATTCCGTTTGGTCGATAGGTTCCCTCAATGTTTTTGATTTGGATCGTGGGGTTTGAGCCAATTCCAATAGACGTGCCTACCGACGTGTCAATAAACGAGTCGTCATACTTTACGACAAGCTCTGGCACGTAAATTGTGTGCGTCTTATTGCCGAAGTATTTTAGCTCGTAATCAGTTTCATCAAACTCCGGGTCAGACTTTAAAAGAAACCCGTGGTTTTCAATGACATTTTCGATCCAAGCCATTACAATTGTTGTAACATCTAAAACAACATCTGTGTCTTGAAATTCGTCAAACGTTTTGAAATTGCCAAATGAAGAAATGAAGTCTCCACCGGGAGAGTCCCAATCCTCCGGGCCTCTACTTTCCCAAGAGACGCCTTCGGTCGTTTGAGGCTCGTTAAACTTCCGTCCTCTTCCGCGCTCGAAGTCTTTTTCTAACGGATGCACGTCAATATCGTATTCTGCGGGAACGTTTGACGCTTCCACGGTGTAAAGACGTAAGTCGGCCTCGAACATTTGCCCGGAAATTCCGCTTCCAATATAATTTTCAACACGCTCTAAGTCAAACTTCGATACGATTCGGCGCTCGAATCCATTTTCTCTTCCAAGCTCTAAAACCTCGTTGACCCCCACGTTTTGCGTTGGCCTGTCTTCATAGAGGGTCGAGTCTTTAAGTGGATTTAAAAAATGATACATACAGCTTTTTCTTTATTCGTCTTCAACTTCGTGCCACTGGTTGCACCATCCTTCCGGCTTTACTTTGCCGCGAATTTGCGAGCAAATGTGGTCTCCAGTCGCAACTTCTTTATATAGATATTCACAGTTTAAACACTTCTGTTCTCCGCTGGCTTCGTCTACGTATTGAGAATCTTCTTTCGACATTTTATAGGGTGGAGTTCCAGACCCCAACAACCAATAAAGAAGAATGTTTGTGCTTCTTTCATCCGGGTCCATGTTTTTGAACCGCTCTATGGCCTGCTTTACTTCTTCGGGGGCGTTTTTCCCGGCGTCTGGATACTCGTATTCTTCGGACAGAAGCTTTTTTACCTCTTCCTCAACAACTGAACGAAGTTTCTTTTTTGAAAGATACATGGTGTGGTTTTTGTATTTGTGTTATTTAGCACTTCCCTTTATATCTCGATCCGGAAACTTGATTTCGAAAACTGAAGGATCTAAAGAGGGATAAATGATATTGTCTTTTGTTGCCGATTCAATGTCGTATATATTGTCTGAGTAGTCGTCTCCAGTCTTGTTTGTAATTTCAAACCTCGAAACGTTTTGAACTCCGTCAATTTCGTTAAGCTCCCGGATCACTTGGCCGATAATGATCGGCTCTGCAAACCCTTGATTGTCTATGTCAAACAGGTCTCGAAGCTTCGCTAAACAACGGGCAAGAACTTGGTTTTTGTTATACGTAGAAAAAACCAAAACCTCAAAATTTATGCCAATATTGACCACGAACCCGTCTTTGATGTTCACCGCGTCTGTAAGCATCCGGAACTGCCGAAGGTAATTTTTCAAGTTCTGTTTGGTTGCGTCGTTTACAGGAGTAAGTTTTTTGTTATCGTCGTATCCTAAGACGTAAAGGTTAATTGCAAGCGGGTTTTCCTCTGTTCGGTTTGTAGATCCGGTTTGAACTTCGTCGTTTGTCACATACGCCTTTGCCACCGAACCGTACCTGCTTGGCATGTTTAGGCTTCGAACCACGTAGTCTTCTTTTGTCACCGCCCGGTCTTGTGCAGAGAAAAAAGCCCGTGCGTTATTTTTGATTTCTTGAACGGACTCCGGACCTCTACCTCCTGTTGCCGGAATCGGGTTTTGAACACTTAGGCTGTCTTGAACGTCTTGGACTTGCTGCTGTTTTGTTGAAGACAGAGCTTCAAAGTCTTGAACGTCAAAATCCACTTGGTCAACAACCGTCAAATCGCTTTTAGGAACGTTAGAGGACGCTCCACCTCCAGACGAATACTGGACCGTAAGCGTTGTGTTGTAAGGAACTTGTCCGTATGTATTCGTTTGAAGAAAGTTTGACGGGTCAAGCGGTTCTTCAAGCTGCTGTTCGGGAGTAAGAACCGGGTTTCCGATGTTTTGTGGGTTTGGAACGATTTCTTCGTTTGGTTTGTCCGAAGCTCCGGAGCCAAACTGAAGAAACACGTCTCCGCTTCTGTCTACTCTTTGGATGAATCTTCTTGGGGTTCTTTCAAGTTTCAAAAGAGAACGAACGTCAACGTCGTCTGTGAAGTTCGGGTCAGTAACGTTTGTGTTCTTAAACTCTTGAAACGTTGTTTCTTGTGCTAGATACGGCACTTCAAACCAACGGTTTCCATCCGAATCGGTCACTTCAAGAATGTCAATGAAATCGTCGTCTCGAATGAAAATCTTTTGATACGGCTCTGGAGAACCAAAATCAAATGTTCGCGTCCGAATTTCACCTGCAACAGCCGGAACCGTTTTTGAAAGCAAGTATTGAGTCGGTTCCCCGGAAATGTCCCGATTGAAAATTTCAACGTTCAAAGGGTCGTCAAACCGATCAATGGTAAAGTCTACTTCTCTTGTTGTCCGAAACGTAACGTCAGGGTTGCTTGAACTTGTAACGGTCATTCCCTGCTCGATTGTAGGAACCACCGAAAAGTCCGGTTCAAGTTCTCCGGTTTGGCTGTTGTTTCGAACGGGTGCGACAACAAAAACTTCAATCTCTGTTTGTGCGGGTCTGTTTTGTTTGGGAGTATACCCAAGGACTTGCGCTAAGTCCCGGACGTTCTCTTCTTCTTCAGCGTATTGAATTAAGTTCTCTCTAAACTGCTGGTCTGTGTAGTAGGAAAGAACGTCACCAACATAAGATGAAAGCTCGATAAAGACATTTCCGATGCTTTCTTCGGAGAAGTCTTGATACGTCTCCGGGAAGTACGTCTTCGTAAATTCGATTAAACCGTCTTTGATTGAATCAAAGTCGCGGTTGAGATATCGAATGTCTTTTGAATTTTCGTTGGGCATTTTGTCTTTACCTTAGCAGATTTACTCTTCTTCTAAAAATATTTGCATGAATTCAGATGTACCCGGCGTAAAGTCTGTCGTGAATTTTAGTTGAACCTCTACACCGTTTGTAACAAAATTGATTTGCAAGTTCTCAATTGTCAAATAGCTCATCCACCGCTCGGTTGCAGACCGAATTTCTTCTTCAATCCGGTCGCGAGTCCTCTCGGTTTGATTCGAGTAGGTGAGCGTGTGAAGATTTGTTCCAAACTCCGGTTTCATAAGACGCTCTCCTTTCCGGGTAGAAAGAAGGTTAAACAGGTTGACACGGACCTGCTCTAGATCCGTGTCCGTCCTGTCAAAATATCCGTCTCGGCCTCTACGTAATGGATAATCCAGTCCAATCATTTATTTTATTGGCCGTTTTTATCTCTGTTAATTTCTGCCTTTTTCGCTTTCGAGCGTTTTGGTTGGCGCTGACGTTTTTTCTCTTCTGTAAGCCGTTGTTTGGCGTCTTCGGAAAGCGTTTGGTCGTCATTGAACATTCCCGGTTTCCAACTTTGGCTTACCTGTGAAGGGCTTGGGCCTTGTGCTCCACCTGCTCCAGCCGCTGGAGAGTGTCCTTTCTTGTTTTTCATTTTTTCATTTAGGTCTTTCCAACGATTTGTCAAGTTTTCATCAAGAGGAGCGGAGTGTTGGTTCATCGTCTCTTGAACTGGGTTTTGCCTGCCGCCACCTTGACGTTGCTGTTGCGGTTGGGCTTGCCCTTGACCCCCACCCCCAAAGTACTGCTGATCCATCATTTGTTTAAAACTTTGGCTTGGATCTTGCTGGGCGTTAATTTGCTGTTGGCCTTGATTTCCTTGCCTGTTGTGGGCGTTAAGCATCTGATCTGCCTGTTGACTTACGCCACCACCTTGCTGCCCACCGCCTGCTTGACGTTGAGCATTTCTTCCGATTTCAGACTGTTTGCGGCGTTTCATGATGTTGTTGACCATTTCATCCCCGGATTGAGACGGGCCAGAGCCGTTCACCTCGTTTAAGACTTCACGAACAATCTGCTTTTTAAGCTGACCGCCCATTTTCTTAACTTCTTCTTTTACGATCTTGCGAATTACTCCTACTAGTTTTTTCTTGTTCATAATATTAATGTAAAGGTCTTATGAATATAGATAACTCTTGTGATTATATATAGAGGCTATTATACATATCCTGTCCACGGGTATGGGACCGGAACAGGTGCTCCGGTCGGTTGTGGGGTTAAGCTAATTGTCACTCCCGAAACAGTTTGAAAATGTGCCCGTATAGACTGGATAAGTCCATCAATAAATATTTCTATTGATTCAGACTCTTGGGGAAGCGTATAGTTAAATGTTCCCGGAGACGTGACTTGATTGGACGTAACCTGAATGGAGGGGGGTGGAGGAACGGCAAACTCTAAAATAGCCCCGGTCCAATACGTAATCACCCCTGTTTGAAAAGCCGTTGAAATAGTTTGATATGCAGACGCGGTTGTGTTTCCAAAGGCAGAGGAAAACGCTCCGGTAAGAGCGGTTTGAAGCCCTGCCGGGTTTGCTTGAACAACACCGTTTCCGTAAAGTTGATCTTGTCCACTTTTCACCAGAGAATCGTACCAACTTGTGATTTGGCGAGCCACTTGGGGAATCTGTGGGTCCGAATCAAGATTCCCTTCCAATATGTCCTTTAGGTCTTGCTCTTGAGACTGGAAATTTATTGGCATACGTTTTGATTGAAGTATTGAATCTCTTCTTCGTAGTGTCTTTTAATCATTTCTTCTGTCTCGGGGCTGTAAGTGACCGAACTTCTATTTCTTACGTTCTTGTTGTTGTGTGGAAAAGAATCTGTGTTAGAAATGCCCGTCGCCTCTTTTAAGACTCTTTCCAAGTTTTCAAATCCGTTCTTTCCGTGCCAAATTACATGGTCTACATCTTCACATTTCTCTCCCATATAATAGAAAAACCCGATGCGTCTAGGAATAAATTGCATACTGTAATCTCCGCTCATGTTTTCGGTGTTATACGATAAATACCAATCCACATATTCTTTAAACGAATGGTCCTTTGCAAAATTGTAACACTTAGGGAACCATTTTCTTCCGTTTCTTTTTTGGCAGTATTTATACCCGGAGTGAAGCCAGTCTACATGATTTCTTGCAATTGAAAACTTTGTGTAATCCCGGTATTT